CAGGTTGAATATAGACCATATCTTGTTAAGGAAGAGAAGATATTAATGATTGCATCTGAATCTAAAGATGAGAATCAAATGATCAGGGCAATTAAGGACATCATTAAATCGTGTACCTTTGGTGCATGTAATGTTGAGACTATGACCATGTTCGATCTTGAATATGTGTTTACTCTGTTACGAAGTAAGTCCGTTGGTGAAGGTACAGAGTTAAAGTTAACTTGTACATCATGTGACGAGCCAAATGAAGTAATGGTTGATCTTAACACTATTGCAGTGTCAGAAGGTCCAGATAACAACATTAAGATTACTGATACTGTCGGAATGACTATGAAGTATCCTACTATTAATGATGTTGCTACTGGCGATGCTGAAAGATCGGATATTGATAAAGCATTTGATATTATTGTATCATGTGTTGAGTCCATCTATGAAGGCGATGAATTGTACGCTGCAGAAGATGTTAGTAAGGCTGAGTTAATGACTTTCATTGAAGAGTTGAACTCAGAGCAGTTCCAAAGAATTAACGACTTTGTGTCTAATATGCCTTATGCATATATCGATGCAAAGTTCCGATGTAATAAATGTGGCGAACAAAATGAAATTAATATTAGAGGTTTAGCTAATTTTTTCAAATAGCCCTCTCTCATGATACGTTAGTGAACCATTATAAAGTTAACTTCTCAATGATGCAGCATCATAATTATTCATTGAGTGAACTTGAAAATATGGTTCCTTGGGAAAGGGAAATATACTTAGCTATGTTGATTGAGCACGTTAAAGCAGAGAATGATCGGAACAAACAGAAATGACAATAATTAGGAAATAATACCAATGGCCACATTATCATTCTCGAATGTAATAGATGAGATTAAAAGCGGCAACGATCAGCAGGAAGGTAGACTTCATAAGATTGAAGAACATACTCGTAACGCTCGTCGTCATCTTCTTGAATTGAAGTCTCCGCTTCTTAAAATGTTAAGTAACATGACGGAAATGCGGGTAGAGATTAATCTACCTGGATACACAATGGATGATGACCTTGGTGACAAGGAATCTGAACGAGAGATGGTTCATCTCATAGAAAAGATTTCTGACAATATCCAAAAACTTGTTGATGGTAATGCTATTATAGCTGCACCTGCTGCTGAAGATAAAAAGACTGAAGCACTGAAGTTTGGTCCTGTTGCTCTGTTAGCGGCTGGCCTTGCTGGTATTGGAGCAGGACTTATTGGTGCATACATCAAGACTCTGAAAGCTATGTTTGCACCAATCACAGTTCACTTTGATGATCTAAAAGCAAAGACTTTAGCTAAAATATCCGAATCGTTCAAGAGCATTAAGGCTAGTGTATCTACTAAAGCTTCTGCTTTATTCAAAGCTATTCTAAAACCAATTATCTCTACATTCGATAAGATCCGTGATGGCTTTAAGTTAGCTCATCTAGCAGGCACAGAGAAGATGGGTGGTATGTTTAAACCTATTGCTGCTATCTTCACTAGAATAGGTGCTATGTTTAAACCTATTGCAATGATATTTGCTCCTATTACAGAGTTGTTCACGTTCGTTAAGTCTGGTGCTACTAATGCTATCAGCAAACTATTTGCTCCAGTAACTAAAATGTTTAAGACATTCAAAGCATTATTTGCTCCGATTACAAAAGCGTTTGGTATGGTATCAGGTGTAGTAAGTAAAATATTTGCTCCTCTGTTTGTTATATTAACTATATGGGATACTGTTAAAGGTGCAATGGCTGGTTATGAAGAAAATGGCATTGTAGGTGCAATAGGCGGTGCTGTCAAGGGTTTAATCAACTCGTTGATCACAGTACCTCTTGATATGTTAAAAGATGGTGTTGCATGGATTCTACGTAAGTTTGGATTTGATGAGAATGCTTCTGCACTAAGTTCATTCAGCTTCACAGATGAGTTTAATAAGATTGTCGATAAGCTCATGGCAAATGTTACCAATATGTTTAATTATGTTAAAGGTATATTCACTGGCGAGACAGACTTCTCTACATTACTAACTGACGTCACGAAATTGATTACCGACATCACACTTGCTCCTTACCGTCTAATGAAGGACATCGTTGCTAGCGTATTAAGTGTATTCGGATTTGATAAAGCTGCTACTGCAGTAGACGACTTTAACCTTGAAAATTCTATCAACAGTGTATTCGATGCTATGAAGAATATGGTAATGAGTGCAATTGATTTTATTATCGATGCATTCGACTTCTCCAAAACAGGCGAGATCATCAAAACAAAGTTTGCCTCTATGAAGAATGTTGCTTCAGATATACTAAAAACCCTTATTGCAGGAATACTTCCAAAGAGAGCTGAAGGCGATGGTATGATGTCTTGGTTAACCAATCAGATCGTTGATAAGGCTATCCCACCTGGCATATATGAATGGGCAGGTATTGATCAGTCCGGTGCTAAACTTCCACCTCCTATTGAAGTAGCTAAGCCTAATATTGGCGCAGGTGTTGATTCAGGATTTAGATTAGCATTAGCTCAAGGTGAAAACTCTCAGATCAAAGAAGCTCGTACAAGCGCTCGTTCTGCTATAGTTAGCAATAGTACTAATCAACAGAACAGTGTTGTTAATAATAATAGTATTGTTTCTAAGATAATGCCAGTTGCTGGTAAGGTTGATAAGACTGCTAAGAGAGCGGTCTTCAATAAACGTGGTCCTACTAACTAAAATTAAGACAAAAATAAAGGGGCCAATTGGCCCCTTTTCTAATTCAACTAAATGATTAGTCTGCTGCTAACTGATTAAAGTAGCTCAGAGTATCATTTTCGTCATCATCAGTACTTGTAGCTGCTGTGCTAGCTGCTGCAGTTGGCATCGAAGGTGTATCCATAGACACATCTAATGATACTTGCTCTGCTGTACTCATAGCCATTCCACCATCACCTAACACTTGTGTCAACTTAGTTTTCAACTCATCATAAGTCTTATAGTTGCTTGGAGCATTAAATTCTGCAAGAGAATGAAGCTGCTTGTACACGCCTTCCAATACTGAATCATCTTCGTCCAAAGCTTTGGTCTTCGCGAACTCTGACTTATCATAGTTGCGATATCCTTCTACTTGACGAATCTTCAATTTGAAGTCTGCACCATCCCAAAAATCGAATGGATTAATTGGATCTTCATCCGCAAATTGAGGTTGCATAGCATCTAAGATGATATCAAAAATCTTCTTACCATATACAAACAACATAACCTTACCGTTGTTTTCTGGATTAGAAGGATCGTCCATTACCTGAACGTTTGATACATAGTGAAGCCTACGCTTTTGTAGTCGAGCTGTTGCTTTATCTTCATCACGACCAGAGTTCCATAACTTAGAGTTCAACTCTGAGCAAGGGTCATCTTGACCGATAGATGTTAATGAGCGCTCAATATACCAACGCCCTGTTGGTCCCTTAAATCCGTGATCCCAATATTGGATCCATGGATCACTCTCGCCCTCAGCTGCAGGTAAGAAACGCAATACAGCGTATCCATTTCCAGCTTTGTCGACAGAAGGTTTCCAGATGCGGTCATCCCCATAAGACTTCTTTTCGCCACCAGCGCTCTTAGCTGTGGTTAACATTTTGTCCATTAGGTTTGAACGGTTCTTCTTTAAATCTGCAAATCCCATAATTACTTCCTTTCTTTTATATTGCTTTTAATATTACTTTTAGTATTAAACATATTATACTACATTTACATTAGAAGGTAAACACTTTTAACAAAGTATTTTTACATTTCTTTGTATTTAATTTACCCTCTAACATGTTGCCGTATTTAAGAATCTTGTTCTTTAAGTCAGGCCAGACTAGCGATTCAGTAATCTTTAACCTAGGAACAAATCCTAATAGTTGGTTAAGTACAATTACCGTCTCTATCATAATGTCGTCTTGCAACAACAATTTAATTATAGGTGGATGTGACTGACCATCTCCTATCTCAAAAATACTATCAAATGGAACTTCTCCATCATCACACGCTTCCGTGTAGATCGTATTTATATCGTTTTCAAAGTTGTATTGAAACGCCTGCATCTTCTTTTGATGAGCAGCCCATACAGCTTCGTCACCTACCATATCACCAATCCATTCATTACCTGCAACGAAATTAGCATTGAAGAACTCTATAACTTCTTCTCTATTATGGTTAAGTGTGTTATTTAGCTTGTGAAAGAAGTAGCGATCTTTACGCTTCCAGAATGTATTCTCTTTAGTACGAGTTCTAAAGTTGTACTTGATAGCATTGTATGTCCCATTAGAGTAATGTAACTTACAAGCCATGTACAAGTTGAATACAGCAAAGTCGTCTAATCGTTCACTCATCATATTGGCAACGTATTCAAAGGTTCAACTTTAAGTAAGCGTGATTGCTGTGCTTCGTTATGAACCTTCTCAGAGATAGGCTTAGACAATAGCTTATTAACATCTAAGGGATCAATATTATGACGATCACATATCTCTAGGATAGCATCCAAGTATCGAATAGTGCCCCGAGACAAGGAGTACAAATCCTCTACTAGCCTCGAGAACCTTGCACGATTCATTATCTTATTTTCCATAATTATTTAACCCGTAGTAGTATCATGTGCTTATTGAATCGGCCTGTCGGTACAGATGACTTAGTTGTCAGAGCTTTACCTGCCTTGCTTATTTGCTTTGGTGTCTTCTTCAGACAGATCTTTAAGAACTCCTCTGGATTACGCAATCGATTCGATCTTGAATCAGCTACATCGAAGTGTAATAATGTAGACCCCTTAACTTGGAATCCCTCTACCCTTGTCGTATTGTATTCTGTAACAGTACGATTACTTGTATTGAACACCATTAAGAAGTGAGCACCAATGATGTCTACTGGACTAAATGATGAGACTTTATAGTCGTTATCCACCGTCTTGTAGTTCATCTTAGCTACTTGCTTCTCTGATGTGATGAGCTTCGGCTTACGTGATTTACGTGTGGCCTTTGCAGACAGTACTAATGAATCCAGATCTACAAGGATATCTTTAAGTACTTTAATACGCGTTCTAAGCTGTGCAGGCTTGATATGAGAGTATGCTTCTACATAGTCAACATCCCCTACCTTCTTAGAAACAGCCTTCTGAAGCTCTTCTAGGCGCTCTGAGACCCATAATGTTACAGGTCCTTTGATCTTGGCGCCATTCAATCCAAACTCTGATGCCTTCTTAAAGATGTCATACTTATTAGCGGTCACTTTACTGATCCACTCATCTTCAAAATGATCCAAGTCAGTAATGATCGTGCTATCGATCTTTGCAATCAACCGTTCTTGAGGATTGATCATTACTACTTGGTCTGCCTTCTTAACGACAGCTTTAGCACCTGCTGGTGTCTTGCTGATGGCTCTCTTAATGCCATCTTTAATCATCTTAGTCTCTGATGTGGATAGAACCCATCCACGCTTAGACATACGAATCAACGAAGTAAAGCTGTTGCTGTAATATACAGCAGGAGCTAGTTTCAGCTTCTTTGCAATATCCTTAGACATATTAGTTGTAGCCCATTTCAAGCATACAGCAACATTATCTTTAGACTTGTACAAGTAGTTGTAGTGATTCACACATTGAATAATAGCCATCTTACGAGCACTACCTTCAAGAGAATCTTCTGTAAGGAAAGAAGG